TACAGGTATTGTGACAGGTACTGGCAACGTAATTGCTGGTAACATATTGTTTGGTGCAGGTCTAGTAACTGGTACTGGTAACGTACAAGCCGGTAACTTAATATTTGGTACAGGTATTGTGACAGGTACTGGCAACGTAATTGCTGGTAACGTACAAGCCGGTAACTTAATATTTGGTACAGGTATTGTGACAGGTACTGGCAACGTAATTGCTGGTAACATATTGTTTGGTGCAGGTCTAGTAACTGGTACTGGTAACGTACAAGCCGGTAACTTGCGTACTGGCGGATTGGTATCAGCCACAGCCAACATAACTGGTGGTAACCTATTGTTTGGTACAGGTGTTGTAACCGGTACTGGTAACGTAATTGCTGGTAACATTATCACCGCTGGCTTGATCACAGCCACAGGTAACGTGAACGTGTTGGCCAACGTAAACATTGGCAATGCCAATTCGGTGACCTGGGCCAATGCCGCAGGCATAAGAGCGTACACATACTATAACAACACCGCCGTAAGTTTAGACACGGTGTTCTTGTAAAATGCCCATAGCCTCTAGAATCACCAGTACAGGAACACTATTGGTCAACGGCTCGTTTGACGAGAATACCTCTATTGCTCCGGCTCAGTTTCGCACAACATCAACCACAGTTTATGCCGGTCTACTGGACGAAAACACCTTGACAGGCGTGGCACAACGACAACTCAATGATGGCACACTGCAAGTTAGCAATACATTTGACGAAGTTAGCCTGGCCTCGGGCTCTGTGCAGTTTGCTTCAACAAATTTGCAATGCTTGAGTGCCGCACCAGGAACTGATGCAACAGCATTTAATTTTGGTACAGGGGATTTTACTGCTGAGTGCTTCTTTTATCCCACATCTACTGCACTCAGCTATGGCACGTTAATCACCACTTCTTACCCAGCAGACACTCAAGGCTTCTTTTTTGGTACATTTGGCACACAGTTGGCTTTTCTTTTGGGAAACGGAACTTGGTTTTATACCTCTGCTCAGTTTGGATCATTCAGCACCAACGCCTGGCACCATGCTGCCTTGACCAGGTCAGGAACCACGTATAACCTTTATCTCAATGGCTCCAGATTGTTCACGACAACCCAAGCAACTGCAATGACTTACACTCAAAATAAAATTTCAGTAGGCGGCAGAGCCAACACCCAAGGGCAAATTGGCTATATGTCACAAGTGCGAGTGATAAAAGGCACTGCCCTGTATACTGGGGCCACATATACTGTACCCAACCAAGGTATACTTCCTGCTGTGTCTGGCACAGTACTTTTATTAAATGCGTTGACTAGTACTAGTTTTGCACAAGATAATAGTGGGTTACAGAACGTGATTACCAACAACGTGTCATGCGTCTGGAACACTGCAAACCCTTTTAACACATAATAAATACAAGACTATGGCATTATTAAAATCCGGCACCCGCATATATGGCAACGTAACAGTGGATACGTTTGTAACAGCCACGGGCAACATCACCGGTGGTAATATCTTGACAGGTGGATTGATCAGTGCCGCTGCCAACGTCACTGCCAACAACGGCATATTTACTACAATTGTAAATACAGCCAGTTTTACTGGTAGCACAGTATCAGTAACTGCCAACGTCACTGCCAACAACGGCATATTTACTACAATTGCAAACGCCGCTAGTTTTACAGGTACTGTGGTATCTGTGACTGGTAACATCACAGGTGGTAACGGAATATTCACCACAATTGCAAACGCCGCTAGTTTTACAGGTACTGTGGTATCTGTGACTGGTAACATCACAGGTGGTAACGGAATATTCACCACAATTGCAAACGCAGCCAGTCATACAGGTACTGTGGTATCTGTGACTGGTAACATCACAGGTGGTAACGGAATATTCACCACAATTGCAAACGCAGCCAGTCATACAGGTGCTGTGGTATCTGTGACTGGTAATATTGTATCTAGCACTGCCACTGCCAATATATCTGCCGCTGGCAACATCATTGCTGGTAGCAACATGTTTGATTCAATTGGTCCGGTACGCAATATACCCATCAACTCTCAAACTACCAGTTATACACTGACCATAACTGACAACGGTAAATTTATCAGCAGTAACGCACAAATTATTGTGCCTGCCAGCATATTCTCAGCAGGCAACGCCGTGACCATGTACAACAACTCAGTTGCCAACATCACCATAACTCCAGCTACTAGTGCAAACGTGATTTTGGGAGGTACTGGTGCCACAGGAAATCGTACACTTACACAGAATGGAATAGCCACACTACTGTGCGTGGCAGCCAATACATTTGTAATTTCAGGTGCAGGATTATTCTAATGCCAATTCAATCTGCTTTTTTTAATGTTCCAAACAGTTATACTTTACTGGTCACAACCACTAGCACTGGTAATATTGTGGCACCTGCATTTGCTGGCAACGTTGTGGTTGAAGCCATCGGTGGTGGTGGCAACGGTAGTAGTTCCAATAGCAATGCTTCAAGTGTGGGCGGCGGTGGCGGAGCATATGCTCGTAGCACTTTTACTGTCACTCCCGGCACCACAACTTTGTATTATTCTGTTGGTGCCGCGTCTGCTAACAGTTGGGTTAATACCAGCAATATTCAACCAGTTTCCACTACCACAGGCTGTAGCGCGGCATTTGGGATAAATGGCGTTGCACCATCTACACCTGGTGCCGGTGGAACTACAGCCAACTCTGTGGGTACCATAAGATTTGCTGGTGGCAGCGGTGGCGGGCCAACCAATGGTGGTAGCGGTGGCGGTGGCGGTGGCGACGCAGGAGCAGGTGGCAACGGCGGCTCTCTTGTTGCAGGTCTCGGGGGAGCAGGCATTGCATTTCCGGGTGGTTTTGGCGCCGTAGATGATACCACTGCTGGTAACGTTCCAGGCGGCGGCGGCGGCAGTAGAGTGCGTGGTACCGACGGTGTCGCTGGCAACGGCGGCATCCGCATAACATTCAAACAATAAATCTTTCTAAGATTTGAATTCTTGTTCCAGCAACAGGATTTTGCCTTGCACAGCATCCAGATTCACAGTGTTCCACAAGCCAGGATGCATGGGTCGGGGCCAAGTACCAGCATCAATCCAGGCATAGCCTATGTGCTCATGATTGAGTCTGGGTGTGAATTCTGTGTCCACAATGCACACCCAGGTATGATACTCAAAAGCTGAATCAGCTGAGGTAAATTTTTCCAGCGGAATCAATCTCAAGTATGTGGGAAAGAAGCCCAGTTCCTCAATACACTCACGTTCCATACCACCCAGCAAGGTTTCGCCTGTTTCGATCTTGCCACCTGGCAGTCCCCAAGCACCAGGATGCTTGACATCATTTCTTAGTAGATAGAGATAGCGTCCTGTGTCCCGGCTACGGAACCACACACCCACTGCCTTCAAAGCACCAGACTCCATGTTCCTCCTGGATACACACCTTGATAACTTTTGACCCACATTTGGCCATTCCACTCGTATTGAACACCTGTGGTGATATTGGTAACATATTGCACAGTGTCCGCTTGTGCCACACTGTTGAACACAATCTTCCAGTACAGTCCGGTCCATTCAATCACATCATTGGCACTTGCTACCAAGGGTTGGCCAACTGCGCCCAACCAAGCTTCGGCAGGATAGGTGTTGATCACGTTGCCAGTGGGCTCGGTCAACAGATATCTTTGTCCCACTGCTGGCACAGGCAGTCCATACCCAGGACCCGAGATTAGTGGATCAATAATGGCAGTGATAGGTGCCAGAGTATTTTGTGGTGCTGTGTCTTGGTCAATGTCATAGATCAACAATCGATCATCATTGGGATTTATAACAATGGTTCCCACAATAGTGGTGCCATCCTCTTGATCCAGGCGTATTTGACTGATACCTGGACGCAGGGTACCATAGGCATTGATCACTGCTGGCCATAACAAACTGCTGCCAGCCACAATGGCGGTGGGATTCAAATCTTCATTTGAACCATTGGGCACAATGGTACGATCTTGCAAGCACTGTATTTGATTGCCGATCACCACAACTTCATAGTTCCACGGAGTAACAATAACTCTGGTGCCCAACAGGAGGTCATTGTCAGACACAGCATTGCTGAGATCGCCTTGAGCATCGTACATGCTCATGATCACACGTTCTACCACACCCAGTTTCTTGACCTTGGCTGGCGAACTAATCCAAATTGGCAAACTGAACTTGATGGTGGCCATGTCAATGGGATTTTCTGTGCCAATTGGCACAGTTCTTGAAGTCCAGGTCACTGACTCTAGATCAACCACACTCAGACTGGTCCAGTCAATAAAGTTGTCGGTACTTTGCACTTCTAGACTGGGATTGAACAAAGTCAATATCTGTTCCAACAACTGCATTTTTTGATTGGTGTTTGATGTCCAAATGTCCAAGGTAATGCCCAGTTTGTAAGGCACTGGCATGAGTCGTTCTATAGTAAAAGCATTGCCTTGAGTGGTTTCGTAACTGTCAGTTTCAGTATCATAAGTGCGCTGTCGAACATTGAGTTTGCTCACATGATAGGGCTCTTGCATTCTGGGACGATCATAGTCCAAACTGCTCACATAAAAAGTCATGAGTGGTGACGCCGGCATGGAGTTGCGGCTGTTCTCTTGAATGATAACCTGTGCATTGCGGCTGGCATCACCATAGCGAACAGGCACACGTATAAGTGCGGCATTGTTCACCCCGTCAGTTTCGTTGCCATATTCAATTTGAAAGTTACTGACAATTCGTGTGAACTGCAACAGGAAACGTCGGATTTGTGCGTCGTAGAAGAACATTTGACTCATGATTAACTCGATTTCTGGCCCGGTTGTGTGTCTGGTGGCGGCTTGGGATCTTGAAATCCTTTTTGATCCCCGTTGTCAGCACGTGGCCTCAGTATCTGACTGAGACTCTGACGTTGCGGAATGTTGCCAAGATCTGTTGTGGACGTAGTGTATGTATTGTTGACAAAGCCCGAGCGTAAAGTATCGTTGCCAACGCCGTTGTTGAGATTGGTACGCACTTTGTCTTCGATTTTGATCCATTTGGTTCCACTGTAACGGAACAAGCGATTGGGGAAATAATCCACTCGCAAACAGTAGTCTCCTGACACAGCACCCAGCGGGA